ACTAAGATCGAACAGCTTAAGGCCTCTAAACAAAAACCAGTACAGGCCACTGATCTTGCTGATGACTATGCCGAGCTTAAAGCCCTTAAGACGTCTACAGAGGAATACCAAGAGTTATTCGATGAATACTATGATAAGTTACTATATGCTGATTCCGCTAAGGAGATGCTTAAAGATACAGGTATTCGTACGAAGGTTGTTAGAGAATATCTACCAGCCATGAACCTATTGATTAATCAGTATCTTCAAACCTTAGACTTCTTTGTACACTTCCAGTTGGATGAGAACTTTGATGAAACTATTAGAAGTAGACATCGTGATACCTTTGTCTATGCTAACTTCTCTGAGGGCGAGAAGATGCGTATTGATCTTGCCTTACTATTTGCATGGCGTCAGATTGCTAAGATGAAGAATTCAACTAATACTAATCTATTAATCCTTGATGAGACCTTTGATAGTTCTTTAGATAACGATGGCGTGGATAATCTAATGAAGATCCTATTTAGTTTAGACAAAAATACTAATACCTTTATCATCTCCCACAAGCCAGATCTACTAGAATCCCGCTTAGATCACAAGCTTGAGTTCAAAAAAACTAACAATTTTAGCAAAATAATTTAACATCCTTGCTAGCCCTTGATATAAATGATACAAATAAATTGTACATTCGTATCATTTCATGATATAATGGTACCATAAACAATAAAACACGGTCCTAATATTATGAATTTAAATGCACAAGATTATCTAGCTAAGTTATTAGCAAAAGAAAACTTAACAGTCCAGCATGGTAATTATTCTACAGCGTCATTCAATGTCGTTGATAGAATTCTTAACTTACCATTGTGGGCTGATAAAGGTAAAGCAGTTTATGACTTGCTTGTTGGCCATGAAGTTGGTCATGCCTTATATACCCCAGCTGATGGCTGGCACGATTCTGAGAAAGAAATCCCAGGAGTTCCTAGAGCTTATATCAATATTATCGAAGATATTCGTATTGAGAAGAAGATCCAACGAACTTACCCTGGCATCACTCGTTCATTCAAGATAGGTTATAAACGTTTGTTTGACGATAACCTATTTGGTACTGAAGACAAAGACATTAATAAAATGTCATTCATGGATCGCCTTAACGTTCATTCTAAAGGCCGTGGATATGTTGATGTACAATTTACTGATATTGAGCAACGCTTTGTTGATATGGCTATGGCTGTTGAGACTTGGGATGATGTCCTTAAAGCTTGTTTAGAGATTAATGATTTTGTTAAAAACGAAGAGGACTACGAAGATGATGACACAGAAACAACAAGTGAGATTGGTGATAAATCAAGTGAAGACGGACAGGAAATGGAATCAACTGATGGTAGCGGCGAAGCAACTGACGGAGAGTCGGAAGAGACTGAAGGAGATGCAGATTCGAGTGATACGTTAACTGATGATGCCCAACGTGAAAACGAAGGTGATCTATTAGACACTGATGACCAAGGTAAACAAAACGTTTATTCATCTGGTATCAGTGATGTTGATATTAAAGCAATGATCATTGATTACCCAACGCTTTTAAAAGAACGTATGACGGGCAACCGTGGTTATATGTTAGCAGACACCTATGAGAATGTAGAGGCCACTGCAGAATTTACTAAATTCCTTAAAGACAGTAAGGCCACTGTTAGCTTAATGGCTAAAGACTTTGAACGTAAGAAAGCTGCTTTTGAATATTCAAGAAGTTCAGAGGCTAAAAAAGGTTCTTTAAACGTTAATAAGCTACACCAATATCAATACTCTGAAGATATCTTCTTGACGGTTCAACAGTTAGCCCAAGCTCAATCCCATGGTATTATCATGATGATCGACCAATCTGGTTCAATGTCATCAACCTTTGCTGATGTGGTTAAGCAAACATTAACTATTGCCTTATTCTGTAAGAGAGTTAATATTCCTTTTGAAGCTTGGACATACACCACTGGTAGAAACCACTTCGTTGAAGATTATAATGCTCCAACTGATCGTAATACAAATAAGATTGCTGATACTAATCGTATTAAGCTAGTGAATGTTCTTAATTCTAATCTTAAAAAGAAAGAATTCTTGATGGCTGCCCGCCACCTATATGTTGTGGCTATGGCCTTCGCTTGGAGAAATACCGTGGCGCGTAATGGCCTTATTGATTATGATTCAATGGGTGGTACTCCAACGGTTCAATCTTTAATTGCTATGGAAACAGTTATCCAAGACTTTAAGCGTAGAAACCCAGTTCAAAATATTAACCTTATGCTTTTAACTGATGGAATGGCTGATAGCGTTAGCGTTGAAAATACTTACCGTTACTCTTATAATGAGAATGATAATCAAGTGCCAACTAACCACAATATCTCTTTCAAATTCCGTAACCAATTAGTTACTGGAGATACCCGCGAGGAGGTTGTAGCCGCTACAATTAAAGCCCTTAAAAAACTAACAGGGGCTAAGGTCACTGGCTTCTTTATTTCAGAAAATAACAAACACTCTTTCTACTCTGGATGGACATACTTTGCAGCCCAACCAAGCTATGGTGATACATACACAAAGGCCTTTAGCTCTTGGAAAAAGGTTGGCTTAGCCACCCTTAAGAATATCCAAGGCATGGACGACTTCTTTATCGTTAAAACAAATGCTAAATCTAACTTCGAAGAGTTTGAAGTCACTGCTAATAAGAATGGTAAAGATACACAGATCAAAGACGTTAAGCGTCAATTCCGTAAGTTCAATCAGAAAAAGAAACAAGGTAAGGTATTAGTCGACAAGATTACTGATGCCATTGCCATAGCGGCATAGCACGTTTAGGACCGTGGTTATCGTCCTGGCCAGACGCTAAATCGGCCATTTAATTCGTACCCCTTGCAACCGTATACCAAATCAGTTGCAAATAAATTGTACAAAGCATACATTTCATGATATAATGGTACCATAAACAAATGAAAACAGGAGCTAAAAATATGAAAAAACTAATAAAAGTACTAACTAATAACTACCCTGATACTACAACATTTACAACTAAACAGCTTAAGCTTGCCGCTAAAGAAGCTGGTCTGGTAGTTTCAAAAACGTTAAACAAGATCAAAGCAGATTTTCCTAAAGAAGGCGCAGTCTTCAACTTAGAAGCAGCTTTGATTCCTTTCAAATCTACTAAGAAAGAAGTCGGTAATATCGGCGTCTCTTCTGTCTCAAACAACGAAGTGTTTATACCTACCAAGGATAAAACGTTTGTTGAATGGGGCAACTTCAAAGACATCTTATCTATCATTAAATCTGAGATGTTTTACCCTACGTTCGTTACAGGTTTATCTGGTAACGGTAAGACATTCATGATTGAACAAGCCTGTGCTAAAGCCAATCGTGAATATGTACGTGTTCAGATCTCGCCTGAGACTGATGAAGATGATTTAATCGGGGGTTTCCGCTTGTTAAAGGGCGAAACAGTTTTCCAAAAAGGTCCAGTGATCAAAGCAATGGAGCAAGGTGCAATCCTTCTTATTGACGAGATCGATCGTGGTACTAATAAGATCATGTGTCTTCAGGGTGTTTTAGAAGGTAAGCCTGTTCTAATTAAGAAAACTGGTGAGGTAATTACCCCAGCTAAAGGTTTCAATGCTATTGCAACAGCAAATACGAAAGGTAAAGGTTCTGATGACGGTCGCTTCTCTGCGGCTACCATCCTTGACGAAGCATTCTTAGAACGTTTCACCATTACTGTTGAGCAAAAATACCCTGCAGCCTCTATCGAAAAGAAGATCTTAACTAAGCACATGGAGAAGTTTGAGTGTGTTGATGAAGAGTTCAACGATTTGTTAGTTGGTTGGGCTGATACCATCCGTAAAACCTATGAAGATGAAGGTATTGATGAGGTTATTTCAACAGGCCATTGAACTTTGTGTTAATCGTTTTGACGATGATACTAAAGAAGCTTTCCTTGACCTTTACACAAAATGTGATGCCACTGTCAGTGGTGTGGGCGAATACCCAAATGATACCTCAACAAAATACTTTGAGGATGGTACAGAGATGTTACCATAAGTCTTATAAATAATAATGCAAAATATATAATGAAGGAGTTAGTGAATGAAACTATGTAATGAAACAAAAGATGTCTTAAAGACATTTGCAAATATCAATAGCAATATTGCCCTTGATGCCACCGGAGTTCTACGTACAGTAGCTATCTCTAAAAACCTAATGGGCAAAGCCCTTATCCCCGAGAAGTTCCCAACTAAGGTCGGTATCTACGACCTTAATGAATTTCTATCATGTGTGAATATGTTCGATGATCCTACCTTAGCCTTTGATGCCTCTGGAAAGTTTACAACTATCACCGATGGTGTCTCTTCAATTAAGTATTTCTTCTCTGATGTAGAGAACCTTACGCTTACTGAAAGAGATATCGATATGGCCACTGATGATGTTACCTTCACGGTAACCGCTGATCAAATGGCATCTATCCGTAAAGCCTCAGCGGCCTTAAAAGCTACTGATCTAGTAGCCACTAAGAATACTGATGGCGGTGTTTGGATTAAGTTAACCGTTACCGATAAGGAAAACCCAACCTCCAACGAATTTGATATTAACATTGCTAACTGCAGTATTAATATTGATAGTGACTTTGAGTTTGTATTTAATATCAACAATTTCAAGTTCAATAACGCTGATGAATATGTATTTGGCATAAGCTCAAAGCTTATTTCATCAGTACAAGCAGGCAATACCAATTATTGGGTTGCCCTAGAAAAAACATCTAAAGTATAACAGGAGATTAAGATGAGTGAAGAAAATCAAGTAGAAGAAGTAGAAGTAGAAGCAGAGGCACCAGGTATTGGTATGGGTGATATTGCAGCATGTGTGCAGATTATCGATATTGTAACAAAACGTGGGGCTTTTGAAGGGGCTGAATTAGCTGAAGTTGGTACTGTTCGTAACCGCCTAGCAGCTTTCTTAGAAGCTAATAAGCCAGCAGAAGCTGAAGCAGAAGAAGAAGAAGCCACCGAGTAGTAACCCGCCCCTTTAGCTCAGTTGGTCAGAGCATCCGACTCATAATCGGCAGGTCCACTGTTCAAGTCAGTGAAGGGGCACCAAAGCGGATGAAGGTCAGTTCGATTCTGACTATCCGCTCCAAATTAATTATATTATGGAGACATTATTATGTTAGAAAGTGATAAGAAAGATATTAAACGTGTTATGCAAGATGTATTAGATTCTATGATTCGTATATCATCTGAAAAGGAGTTTGTTAAAGAATCTATTATGGCAATGTCAGAGAAGTACGAGATCGATAAGAAGCTTCTTAAGAAAGTAGCAGCGATCTTATACAAACAAAACATCGCGGAGGTTAATGCTAGTAATAGTGACGTGCAAGATTTGTATGAAGACTTAACGGCTTAACCGTTTACATTTGATCGGTACCATGATATAATGGTACCATACTATATTATACCACAGGAGACTTTATTATGAGAAATGACTTTTTATGGGTTGAAAAATACCGACCGGCCAAGATTGATGAATGTATTTTGGATAGCTCCTTAAAATCAACTTTCAACCAAATGATTAAAGGTGGAGAGTTACCTAATATGATGTTTACTGGCACAGCAGGCGTTGGCAAGACGACTGTAGCTAGAGCACTTTGCAATGAATTAGGACTCGACCACATTATCATTAATGGCTCGGAAGACGGTAACATTGATACTCTCCGTGGTAAAATTAAACAGTTCGCTTCGACTGTTTCATTGCAAGGCGGATATAAGGTAGTCATATTAGATGAGGCTGACTACCTTAATCCCCAATCTACTCAACCAGCCCTTCGTGGTTTTATCGAAGAGTTTTCAAACAACCATTGCACTCAAGATGTAGTGTATATGAATTCAATGTAGGTGATAAGCAAGTAATGGCTGGCCAATTTATGGCAAGGCTAACTGACATACTTCAAGCAGAGAATGTAACAGCAGAAGCCCCAGTGGTTGCTGAGCTTATTATGAAATACCTTCCCGATTGGCGAAGGGTTATAAATGAATGCCAACGTTATGGCATGTCAGGTTCTATTGACTCAGGTATTCTAGTCTCCTTATCTGAGTCCTCTATTAAAGGCCTTATGGCAGATCTTAAAGCAAAGAACTTCAAAGGTATGCGCAAGTGGGTAGTTGATAACATTGATTTAGAATCAGCTAAGATCTTCCGGATGGTATACGACAATATGTTGACGTATATTGATGGTGCTTATATTCCACAGTTGGTGATGACCCTTGCTGACTATCAATATAAATCAGCATTTGCTAGTGATCAAGAACTAAATACCGTTGCTTGCCTCACAGAAATCATGGCCCAGGGTCAATTCAAATGAGTACAAAGAATCCCTTTGACTACTTAAATGCTATTAATACTAACAAGAAGGATATATTAGAAAATGAGAAAGATTATCCAGCCTTTATGGTTAATCGAGGTCTTTCTTATTTCCCTGATACTGTCCTTTTAGCTAATGAGATGAATATGGCTTCTCATCTCGACGCCAGACTACAGTTTGACTTTCTTATAAATATTGTTAGGAA